TGATGCGATAAAAGAACCACACACAACAACCGGAAAACCGCGCAATATGAATAAAGAAAACAGGAACGATTGCTTGCCGTCCGGCGATAGGTTCTCTGAGGGGGAGAGGTTATGGTATGGAAATATGGGCAGAAACAAGCGCACAGTCTGGACCGTAAACACAAAGCCATTCAAAGATGCGCACTTCGCAGTATTTCCTGAAAAGCTGATAACGCCCTGCATACTGGCCGGTTCCAGAAAAGGCGGAACAGTGTTAGATCCATTCTGCGGAAGCGGAACGACTGGTGTGGTATGTGCAAAGTTTGGTAGGGCTTTTGTCGGGATTGAATTGAATCCCGAATATGTGAAGATGGCCGAGAAAAGAATTTATAAGGCAAGCCAACAGATGAGATTATTGGAGGTCGAATAATGAAGATTACCGTCGTTACATCAAAGGTGAATATGGACAATTTGGGAGTTATTAGGAGGAATAAATGAATATAGGACTTGAAGTTACTTGGCGAAAGCACAGAACATGGATATTGATTGGTTTAGATATATTTGAGTTTGACAAACAGTTTATTAGTGGTTGGATGTTTACAATATTGTTTTTGCGAGTACTGAAATTGCATGTGTTCTTATATGCGAGGGAGAATAGAAGAAATGAATAAACTAAGTCCAAGGGGATTGTAGAGGTAAACAATGAAACCGAAATACAAACCAAGTGCTGACAGTAAAGTAGAATTAGAATGGGCAAAGCGGTGGTATGCAAGACTGGATCACACCGATAAAAAGAGCGTGAATAAGAAAATAGCTCGGATGGTTGGACACGTAACAAAGGGTAAGTCTCAGTTCAGCCACACCGCAGGAATTGAACTAATTTATAAAGTATTGAGGAGGATGTGATGAAGAACGAAATAAAAGTAAATGTAAAACTATCACCTGAATATCTGAAACGGCTTAATGAACTACGATCCGACATGAAAGCGTATGGCAGGAAGCAGGTGTGGGAAGAATGCACCTGCAAGAATTGTAAGTGGTGGAATCATCATAGTGGTTATTCCAATAAAAAATGGGATTGTTTCAATGATACTGTTGAAGGGTTTGTTTATATGTGTACAGAATTAGGTGGATTTTCAGGATTTAAGCCAAGGGAAGATTTCGGCTGTAACCAATGGGAGGCACGAGATGAATAAATTATTACTGTGTCCGAAATGTTACAGTGAATATTGTAAAACTATAAACGTGGTAGATAATGACCCAAGAATAGTAATTGATTTTTGGCGTGTTAGGTGTCTAAATTGTGGATTGGAAAGTGGTCCATTTGATACAGAGGAACGAGCTATTGCAGGATGGAACACTCGTGTCCCCGACCCAAGATTGCTAAAGGCGATTGAGGAGATAGAGAAAAAGGCACGCAGAGTAGTTAATAAATATGATGATAGTGAAATATCTTTTAGTAGCGGACTGTATGAGTCGATAACGATAATTGAAAATCATATACCGGAGGCGAAAGATGAATAAGCGATACATGGAATTCAAGCTCTCGCTTTTAGACAAGTACCCTAATTGCGAGGTATGCGGATCACAAGCATCACAGGTGAACCACGTCCTATACCACAAGCATGGCAAGAAAGTGGCAGACGCGAAGATTTACGATACCTTTGAGAATTGTCAATCATGCTGCCCTCAGTGTAATTGTGGTTATAAGGGAAACGGGAATAGCAGGGCAACGAAGATGGGACACTGGAAGAAAAGGGAAAGCGAGGGGTATGATATGGAAAATTGGAATGAGCAAGTCAGTAAATATAGGCGCGAGGGATTCGGTGAATAAATACCACAGACAACGCAGCGACTCGAATCAAGCCGGGATTGTCAAAGAGTTACGCTCCATCGGCTGCACCGTGTTCGTAGTATCCGCAACGTGCAAGATGGACATTATAGTGGGTTGGAGAGGGAATAACTATCTATTTGAAATCAAACAACCCGGTAAGGAATTGAGAGCCAGTCAAAAAGAACTGCACGCTTCATGGAATGGGCAGATTGACCGGGCTGAAAGTTTTGAAGATTGTATGAGAATAATGGAGGACTGATGAGCGAAGTACGTTTATACGCATCACACCCGGATTATAAGAAGTTTGATTTTATGCAACGACTGTTGGTCATGGCAACAAACCCGCAAATGTTTTTTGGGTTTGAGGTGGATGTTGCAGAACCGGAACGCCTGGCTACGGTAGAATTGATAAAGTCGGACATTGAAAAGGTAATGGACGACTACGAATATCTACCGCCTAATATTGCAGATTATATAAATGTACTGGTGGAGAGGTCAGATCGATCAAGTTGAGAGTTTTGAAGATTGTATGAGGATAATGGAGGTATGATGCCCGATAAAGACGGATACCCAACAAAAGAAGAACTAGAAAAAATAAGTAGTTGGGATCTAGCTGATTTCAAGGGGATGATGGAATTTATAAAAGAATTGTGGGAGTTTGCAGACTGGGGCTGGAGTGAGAGTGACGAACCGGATTGGTTGCATAAAGACAGGACAAACCGCGTTTATAGAATTTCTACAGGTGGATGGAGCGGAAACGAAGAGATCATTGGAGCTATGCAAAAGAACTCAATAGTGTGGTTTTTGAATTGGTGGGAATCGAGAAGGGGCGGTCATTATATATTTATTCCCTATACAACTACAGAGGAGAAATAATGAAAGAAGAAAACGGCGATAAAGCCTCTAAGATATTAGAGATTATGAAAGACGCGAACTTGAAAACCGAGAGCTATCAGCTTTTTGTAGAACAGATAAAAGCAACGATCACGCATAAATGGTGGTATATGCACAGGCTGAAAATGTTATTCTGCTTTCCTGAAGTTTGGGGGAGGCATTGGTACAAAGTGACTGTAACTAATATTTGGATAAACTGAGGAGGAAACGATGGAAGTAACAGCCGAGAGACACAAAGACGCAAAACCATCACCCTACTGTAAAACCCATTAAACTAATCGAACATTTAGCCACTTTGTTATTACCGCCTAAAGGATACCACCGCAGGATTTATGTTCCATTTGCAGGAGTAGCAAGTGAGATGATTGGCTGTATGCTTGCTGGCTGGGATGAGGTCATAGGTTGTGAGATGGAACAGGAATATATTGATATTGGAGAAGCGAGAATAAAATACTGGACTGATGAAATGAAAAGACAGCCGAGATTGATATGAGGACGCTGAAATAGTTTATAATAGAATGATAGAGAATGAATCGAGAATCTATGTTCACGAATAGGAGGAAGTGATGATAACCCTATCCCCGGGTAATTAGCTGTCATTACTCCAACCTTAAATTAACTTTTGCTACTTGACATCCCGGGTATAATCGTATATACTATATATAGAGGAAACAACAAATGAAAAAAATGATGACCTGCCCAAGATGCAACGGAGAAAAAAGAATAAAAGAATATCGACACTTTGCAAGCGGAATATGCTTCAAGTGCAACGGAAAAGGTGAAGTTCCTTATCGAAAGCAAAGAACCCCAAAGCAAGTTGACCCAAAGATCGCAGAAGACAATCAGCGCAGATATATAAAAGCCCTGGAGATTTACAGAAACGATTCCAGGATTCAGGTAAAACAATCTCACGCATACTTCGGTTATCACACCCGGGAACTTGCACAATCAGACGGAATATGGGAGAGTTTATAAAATGAAACTCATGCCTGACAAAAGACTTCACGAACTGATTTATAGGTTTGATCGTGAGGGCGCAGAGCATGTATTAATTGACGCTAAATCTCTGGTATCTATGTGTAAGGAATTGTTGGATTTGCGACTTGATTATATTGAGGAAGAGGGCGCTGAATAATGCTTTGGTGTTTATATCAACGACTCGGAGAAATTGTTTTGCTGTTCCCCGAAGGAAAAGAACCCGGGATATTAATATGGTGCATGGATGTGTTGGTTTGGTTAATGGAAAATTATGACATAGAGGGATAAATGACAGGTAGAGATTATATAATAATGGCAGCCGTGTTTACATTCGGCTTGTTATTGGCGTGTGCTGCAATAGTTATAATGGCATTAGGAGGTTGAGATGAAAGTAACGGATAAAGAGCTGGAGGGGTTGATAGCGTCACAGTCACGCTCAAATATAAAATTTGAGATATTTGAATCAGCACTAAAAGAACTTCAATCCTATCGTAAAGTGTATGGGGTATTGTCAGCTGACGATTTGCTTAATGGTGCTACTGTCTTTGAAGAATTGAAGCATGGGGTTGAGGAGGCGATTAAGGAGATAGATGAATACTTCACTCCGCGCCTTACGCGCAATGATGTTGGCTTTGAATGTCAAACCGGCGGGGTGCTTGCTATTGGCATTCTCAAAAAGCACGTATCTAAATATTTGGAGGGTGCTGAATTCAAATGATAAAAGCAGATGTTACAACCTATGAACCAGAGGGAATGTTCCATGCCTTACTTTGTGATCCGCCGTATCACTTGACGAACCCTGCTTATAGAAATTCTAACTGGATACCGTCAAAAGATACACCACAAGGGAGAGCTGGCATGGGTGCTCGGGGCGGTTTCATGGGTAAAAAGTGGGACGGTGGAGACGTAGCTTTCCGCCCCGAAACATGGGCACACTTCAAGAAGTTCCTATATCCAGGCGCATTCGGAATGGCGTTTGCATCATCAAGGGGCTTTCACAGAATGGCGGTAGCGATAGAGGATGCTGGGTTTATAATTCATCCCCTCATTGGACATTTGTTTGGGTCGGGATTTCCCAAAGCTACGCGCATAAAAATAGACGGGGTTGAGGTGGAAGAGTTTAGCGGACATAGATACGGACTGCAAGCCCAGAAACCCGCACTTGAACCTATTTGCCTTTTCCAGAAACCATATGAAGGAAAGCCCGTAGATTGTATAGTAAAGACAGGCGCAGGTGCATTGAATATAGATGGGGGGAGGATATATCGAGACAAGAAAGACACAAGCGGGTGGAGTAAGTCTGGTAGTAAAGAATCTGAAAATCTTGCTATGAGCGGAAAGAACTATGCCCGTGAACCAAAGGCAGACAATGAATCAGGTCGCTGGCCAGCCAACTTCGTGTTGTCAGAAGATATGAGATATGTGATAGATGAACAGAGTGGGAATTGTAAGAGTGGAAAGTTATTATCTCATCATAAAAGAGCTGGCAAATCTCAAATAGGCACATTTAATATTAGGGACAGAACGGGAGAACCGTGTAATTTTGGTGGGGATTCCGGCGGCGCTTCCAGATACTTCTTCCGTTATCCAGTAGTGTATCAAGCTAAAGCTAATAAGAAAGAGAGAAATGCGGGGCTTGAGGGGTTTGAGGAAAAGGATAAGTATTCAAAGAATGGGCAGGCAAACTCCCACGAAGTATTTGCACATGGTGGTGATGATGCGTGGCAGAAGAAAAACCCGTGTTATCCAACACAGAACACACATCCTACCGTAAAACCCATACAATTAATTAAACATTTGGCAACCCTACTATTGCCACCATCAGGATACCATCGTAGAATCTACGTTCCATTTGCAGGGGTGGCAAGCGAGATGATTGGGTGTATGCTTGCTGGCTGGGATGAAGTTATCGGTTGTGAAATGGAACAGGAATATATTGACATTGGAGAAGCGAGAATAAAATACTGGTATGATGATATGAAAAGACAGCCTAAGTTATTATGAGGAGGAATAAGGTGAATAAGATAAGAGTTGTAAAGGTAAGTAGACCAATATCATGTGATAATCGTGGTTTTATATTGTCTGAAAGGGAATGTAAAAAACCAAAGAGTTCTTTATTCAACGAGATAGATTTAATGTTTACAGAAGACGAGGTTGGAGAAAAGATTTGTATTGAGCTTATAGAAATGGACGAAGAAGAATTTAACAAATTGCCAGAGTTTGCAGGATGGTAGAAGGCAGAACGAAAAGACAACCGAGATTGATATGAAAACAACAAATAGTCTTATTTTCAAATTAGAAAGTAGTATAATATAGATATGGCTGAACTAATCCCGGATGTTTACGCACTCGAATATGATCAGAAAGTAAAGCTATTAGAGCGCACTATTGCTGAAATGGTGTCAATTAAGGGTGAATTAGCGTCAAAAAGTAGGGAGTATTTTGCAGTTAAAGCGCAATATGATACAATTCGGGTACAGTTTGACTATCTAAAAGAGCTGAAAAGCGGTTTACAATCAGCTATAAGGGCTGAAGGTGCGTTGTGAAAAGGAGCAAATATGGTAAACGTAGATTTAGCAACAGTTAGAATGATAAATACAGTTCGTTCATTAATAAACAATGTTCCTCTTGATGAGGTTGTATGGTGGGAGAATGGGCATATTATAGATATTGATAAAAGGAACGTGGAAAAATTTATGGATATAGGGTTGGCTAATATGGATTTCATCAATAGCGGCTATTTTCTAAGGACTTTTGAATCGGATGAGTAAGTGGCCCAAAAGAGGATAAGCAGGAAACAGCAAGCATTCATCAACGAATATTTGCAGTGCTGGAATGCTACTAAAGCAGCAATAAAGGCGGGATATTCTGAAAAGACAGCATATTCTTCTGGGTCAAGACTGTTGAAGAAAGTTGAAGTTTCAGAAGCGATTGCAATACGCGTAAAAGATATGGTTATGTCAGGGGATGAAGCATTGACGCTGTTGTCAGACCAGGCAAGGGGGACGCTTGACGATTGCATGGATATTGGTGAGAGCGGAAAGCTAACTCTGAATTTCGCTAAAGCAAAGGAAGCAGGCAAGCTACATTTAATCAAGTCAATCACACCAACAGCCAACGGGTTGAAAGTAGAGCTATACAGTTCTCAGCGAGCATTGGAGTTGATAGGCAAGGCACATGGGTTGTTTACGGATAGAGTTGAGTTAGATGTCAAAAAGCCAGTAACAATAACACATATACTGAAACGTGAGGAGGAGGAAGACGAATGACAATAGCATATGTATTAATTATTGTATTATGTATTGCGGGTATATTATTAATTGGGACATATATAGGTTTATGTTTAGCTGAACGGATATATAAAGAGAATCGTAATTAAAATAAAAGATGACAACTGAGTTTATAACTCAAACAGAAACAGCGGATGGTATTGAATATGAAATAAGGTATCATCCTGGACAGACAAGGGCGCATGAGAGTAAAGCCAGATTCCCTTTCATTATTGCCGGGACGCAATCAGGTAAAACTTGTTATGGCCCGTGGTGGTTGAATAAAGAAATAGAAACACGCGGGGCGGGGGATTACCTGGCAGTCACGGCAACCTATGACCTTTTCAAGATGAAGATGCTCCCGGAACTAAAGTCTGTGTTCGGTGGCTATATCCCTGGATGGGAATATAGGGCAAGCGATAGAGTATTGTCTAATGGTGAATCAAGGATAATATTGAGGTCGGCAGATGCAGAGGGTGGGCTTGAAAGCGCAACAGCTAAAGGCGCATGGCTGGACGAGTGCGGTCAGGATAAATTCAAACTCGGTGCATGGGAAGCAGTACAGCGTAGGTTATCTCTTTACGGTGGCAGAGCATTGGGCACTACCACACCTTATAACTTGGGCTGGCTAAAGACAGAAGTATATGACAGGTGGGAAGCAGGGGACACTGACTTTGAGATAATCAATTTCAAGTCGATAATGAACCCGATATTTCCCCGTGCTGAATACGATAGGATGAAACGGATATTGCCTGCATGGAAGTTTCATATGTTCTATGATGGCACATTCGAGAGACCAGCGGGATTGATCTACTCAGACTTTGATGATACCACACAGAAGATAAAACCGTTTGACATTCCAGCAGAGTGGCCGCGGTATGTAGGGATAGACTTCGGGGCGGTGAACACTGCTTTAGTGTGGATTGCAGAGGATCCGAATACTCACTGCTTTTATATCTATCGTTGCTCATTAAGAGGCGGGAAGACGACCAAAGAACATGCTATCATGGCACTCGCTTATAAAAAGAGTGAGAACGTCATCCGGTGGATTGGTGGTGCAAAGTCTGAACAGCAACAGAGATGGGACTGGCAGGCAGAGGGTGTACCAGTAGAGGCAACGCAGATAACGAATGTTGAAGCTGGGATTGATAGAGTTGTTTCATTATGGAAAACAAAAAGACTATTTATTTTCAATACATTAAAGGGCTTGCTTGACGAGTTGGGAACTTACAGCCGGGTACTTGATGAATACGGTCAGCCAACCGAGAAGATAAAAGACAAGGCAGACTATCATAGACTTGATGGGTTAAGGTATAATATAAGTGGTATAGGATTTTCTACGTTAGGAGGTATTCATGTGTAATAAAATGTATTCGTGGAGCTCTGATGAGCCAAGTGATAATCCGCAGTTTGACGAGAGGATGAAAGACCAGATTGACACTCTTCATTCATACATACTGAATAGTGGCGTAGTAAAGGTTATTGAGAATTGTGATAGCGATATAACATTTGAAGATTTACCGGATATACTAACAAGAGGTATTCACGTATGAATAAAGACAGTGTTCATTTCAAGTCTAATAGCAACGAGTGGGCAACACCACAAAATTTGTTTGACGAACTTGATCATGAATTTCACTTTACTTTAGATCCGTGTTCTACACATGAAAACGCAAAATGCGAAAAGCATTACACAATAGAAGATGACGGGCTGTCTAAATCATGGGTTGGTGAGGTTGTGTTTATGAATCCACCCTACGGTAGAGAAATCGGCAAGTGGGCAAAGAAAGCGTTTGAAGAGTGGAAGAACGGTGCAACGATTGTATGTCTTGTACCATCCAGAACTGATACTGCATATTGGCATGATTATTTTATGAAAGGTAAGATTAGATTTATTAGGGGAAGGGTGAAATTCGGGAATGGAAAACAAGGCGCACCATTCCCAAGCGCGATTGTAATATTTAAGAAGGAGCAATTATGAACATTTTTGACAGGTTATCATTAGGATTTTCTACGCTTGGAGGTATTCACGTATGAAGGTAGTATTGGGTAATTGCACTTTATATCTTGACGATTGTCTTGAGGTTATGAAGGACTTGCCGAAAGTGGATGCGGTGATAACTGACCCACCTTATGGGATAGGTTTCAAATATGAATCTCATAATGATACACCAGATGGGTATGGTGAATGGCTTTGGAATATATTAGAAATGGCAGAATCTAAAGCAACCGATGGCTCAATAATATTTGTATTTCAGGCGATGCCAAATGTAAGAGAATTTAGTAAGTGGTTTCCAAGAGATTGGAGAATATTTGCGGCTTGTAAAAATTTTGTTCAGATGAGAAAAATATCAATGCAATATTCTTATGACCCATGTGTGGTTTGGTGGAAGAATGGTGAGCAATACTCTGAAGGCACTTTGAGCAGGGATTGGCATATAGGTAACACATCTCCATCTTCTCATAAAGGATTAAATAATGTAGAAGGGCATCCATGCCCCCGACCATTAGACCAAATGAAACATATTGTTAATCAATGGGTAGAAAAGAACAAAACCGTATTAGACCCCTTCATGGGTTCAGGCACAACAGGAGTGGCTTGCGTACAAACAGGGCGTAAGTTTATAGGCATTGAAATTGAGAAGAAATATTTTGACATAGCGGTTGATAGAATAAAGAAAGCACAGCAACAGATGAGATTACCGATTTAGGAGCAATTATGAATGTATGGGACAGGTTATCAATTTTATTCGGGGGAGAGAAGGCACTAACAGCAACAAGAGTAAGCGGGTGGGATGAGGGAAAACCGTCATATCCAGAAGTAAACTTTGAAACGCTGGCAAAGCAGGGATACCGTAAGAATGAACTTATATTCGCATGTGTGTCTAAGACAGCTAATTCAGCAAGTCAGGTGGCTTTGCGTGTTTACAATAAGAGAACGGAACAGGAGATTCCTGATCACCCACTAAGGCAGTTGATAAAAGCACCTAATAGCGAAATGGCCGAGTATGACTTCTGGTCTGCTAATGTGATTTATGAGGACTTATCGGGTACGGCGTATTGGGAAAAGGAAAGAAGTGCAGCGGGTAGGGTTGTCGGCTTGTGGCCACTAAGGCCTGATTGGATTCGACCAGTAAAATCATCTACTGAATTTATATCCTATTATGAGTATGAGATTCCAGGTTCAAACAGAAAGATACCAATGCCTAAAGAAGATGTGCTGGTATTCAAGAACTTCGACCCGCTGAATATGTATCAAGGATGGCCTCCAGCGGCAGTAGCGGCGAGGGTTGGAGATGTGGATAACTCATCTACTGATTTTATAAAGATGTTCTGGGAGCGCGGTGGAATACCGCCGGGCATATTGAAAACTAAACAACACTTACAAGAAGCACAGGTAACGGCTATCCGTAAGAGATGGCGCAAGCGTTATGGTGGATTCAAGAACTGGGTTGACCCTGCTATCCTGGATGCTGATGCTGAATATCAAAAAACAGGACTTTCGTTCTCAGAGATGGGCTTTGAAACACTTGACGAGCGTAATGAAGCACGAATCTGTATGGTGATGGATGTACCACCTATTCTTGTTGGCGCAGCAGTCGGGTTGAAGCGGAGCACGTACTCCAATTATGCGGAAGCACGTAAGGCATGGTGGCAGGATACACTTTCGGCCATGTTTCAGCATTATGATGACACAATCAATACTGCACTGGTTCCTGACTTTGGGGATAACATTTATTGCAAGTGGGATTTCTCAAAGGTTGCTGCTTATCAGGAAGAGGCGCAGAAGTTATGGACGCGATACCTGGAAGCATTGAGAGGCGGCGGTATCACGGTCAATGAATTCAGAACGGGGATAAACTTACCGAGATTACGCAATGGGGACGTATTGATTAGAACTCTTAATCAGTTTGATGTTCCGGTTCTTGAGGAAGGCGCGACTAAAATGATAATAGAAGAGATTGAAAAGAAGTTGTTAGGCGAAGGTGATAGAACGGAGGACGAGAATAAGCTGACTAAAAAGATGGTAACACATTTGAGGAAACAGAAGAACAGAGTATTGGATGAAGCAGAAGCAGAAAAGTTGGAGGTGTAGTAAATGACTAAAATAACGACAGCACAACTAGAAGAGATAAGGTATTTCTTGAATCCTGCTGGAGAGTGGGTGCATGAAACTCATGTAGAATCTTATTTGATAAGGACAATGAAAACGATAATTGAAATCTTGCTTGCTAATCACGTTGAGATATTGAATGAAGCAGAAAGCGAGAAGTTATGATGGATAAACTATGGTTGGTCGGGCAATGGAAGGGTCAAGCTCCTGGAGAACACGTAGCATGGGAATTTCAAGGAGTATTCAAGACAGAAGATAAAGCCGTAGAAGCATGTAGAACCTTCACCTATTTTGTTGTACCTGTTAAAGTAGGCGAAACCAAGAAACACGAAACAAAAGAATGGCAAGGCTTATATTATCCCATTGAGATGTTTGACACAGATGAAACCTAAAGAATCTAAATCCGTCTTTGACGCTTTCTTCTGGATGGATGAAGCAGATATACTTTACGCTATTCTACTGCCACTAATAACTAAGTTAGCAGTTGACACGGGAAAACAAGCTGCTATCGGTATTGGTGTACATTGGGGATTAGTTAATGATGCGGTGGTACAATGGGCAAAAGAACACACACTAATAGAGGTGTCAAAGATTGGCGTAACAACGCAGAAGCTCGTACAGGACAAGGTGTCTGATTGGATAGCAAGCGGTGAGCCGTTAAGTGCATTAGAAAAAGACCCGCAGTTTCTTCAAGCATTCGGTAAGGTCAGAGCAAAACGGATTGCAGTAACAGAGGTTACTAATGCTTATGCTGGTGGGAACTTGGAAACATACAAGAATAGTGGGGTTGTGGATTACAAGAGATGGAATACTGCCGGCGCTGATGTTTGTCCGATATGCCTTAGTTTAGAGGGAAAGGAAGTTCCTCTTGACGCTATGTTTATTGACTTTGCTGGTATGCAATATGATAGACCACCAGCACACGTAAACTGTAAATGCTGGATTCAGCCAGTGGTGAAAGAGCCATGATATTCAAAATCCTCGGACTTGATAAACTAACTGCGAAACTAAAACGGTTGACTGCCCCACAACTCACAAGGGAGCTGGAAAGTACAACCAGGAAAGCGGTCAATTATGTGCATGGGAAAGTACCTGCTTATCCTGCGCCTCCTATTGGAAGTACGTATAGCAGAACAGGAACATTGGGCAGAAGTATAACTACAAAAGTAGTAACGATGGGCAGTAATGTAAAGGGTACGATTGGATCCCCAACTCCTTATGCCCCGTGGGTTATTAGTGATGAACCGGGTGGCGGTGCTGGACCTCAAGCCTGGATGCACAAAGGGCGGTGGTACACTCTGCAGGGTGTAGTTAGGAAAGCCCAAGATGCGGTCAATCGCTTCTTTGAAGATATGGTGCGGAGATTGACGAGATGACAGACATGGAATGGGAGGCGTTCTTCAAGTTACTCAGGGCGTCATTATTGTCTATTGTAAGATGGATTGAAAAGAAGTACGGATGGTAGTATAATAGACTAACAGGAGGTAGTGATGAACATATTTGGAATTCAGATACTAACGAAAAAGGGACAAGAGAAACTAAAGCGAGACATGAAATATCAAGCAACTGGCGAGATGATTGAGTTCTTGCGTAACAACAAGAACAAAATAATCTTAGACCCTAAAATAATTAATGAAAAGACGATTTCAGAACCATTAACGATTATCGGAAATAATCAACTTGTTACTAATTGCATATTTAAAGATATTGACAATTATGGGATTAAGATTTTATGATATAATAAACCAACAGCAATCCTTCGGGCTTGCATAACTTAGAGCAGTCAAATTGCCCGCTCCTTATTGGAGTGGGCTTTATTTATTAAGGAGAGTAATATGGGATTCAATCCTCCTTCATGGAGAACAGGACACAACGTAATAGCATCAGCAGGAACAGCGGAACAATGCACGGCTGCCGCAACATTGCAAGGGGCAATAGCCGTATTCAGGGCAAGGTCAACCAATACAGGTATTTTATATATTGGCTATTCAAAGACTGACGCAGAAGCTAATCACTTCTCAATCATCCCTGCTGGAAGTATTGGACTTCAAGTGGATAACATCAGTGATGTGTGGGTAGATGCCGCTGAAGATGGAGATATTATTGAATGGATGTATGAAGTAGCAACTGAATAATGGCAGTACACGAACCTGGTGATCCGTTTTTAACGCTTGCGTGGAAGTGGGGCATGATAATTGCCTCTGATAGTTTTTATGACTATTACCGGCGGGCTGGAACAAATA